AAAGAACTACTGGGCGCTTACTCGTACAGGCATTAAGCAGACAACTGCTTACAACATTGTCCCTGTCAAGGGCCGCGATTTGGTAGACGACTGGAACATTCCTTTTTCTGAGCAAGAGGCTGACGCGCTAGTTGCTACCTTTGCACCATTTACTAAGGACGACGTTAAAATTCCTACATGGGAAGAACTTGAGGAAGTTGCCCGTTCCCTAGGTAACTAAGACTCAACAACTGTTAGAGGCTGGGCACCCCCTTCCCCAGCCTCTAACTTATTTGAAGGGACAAACTGTGGAATTACCTGTTAATTACGATTTCATTGACTGGATAGAGCGCAAAAAGGTTCGTGAAGAATACATAAAAGTTCAAGAAGGTAAATGCTATTGGTGCCACGCGCCCTTAGATGAAGAGCCTCCTGCACAAATTACTAATCTTCCTATTAGATGGGACTTGTTTCCGCCGGCATTTTTAGCCAATTCTATTCATTTACAGCATAATCATGCCACAAGCATGACGGAGGGTGCTGTGCATGGTTATTGCAACGCTGTTATGTGGCAGTATCATGGGCGCTAAATGAACATAATTACTACTAAAGAGCAACTAGATGAAATGGTTGCCTACTACCTACAGCAAGAAGCCTTCGCGTTTGACGTAGAGACTGTGGGAACTCACCGTGGAACACCTGCTGTCAATGAGGTCATGTGGATTTCTTTTGCTACTCGTGGCCGTGGCGATGTTATTCCTATGGGCCACCCAAATGGGGAGTTTATAGAGGCGATTAAACCTTTAACTGGGCAAGGACAAAAGCGTGTAGATGCTGGCCTTAAGGCTAGAGAGGCTGATTACTCTCGTGATGCTACAAAATACCTAAAGAGGTATACCCCCGCCCCTACTCAACTATTTCCTGCTGAGGTCTTTGAGGCGCTTAGGCCCCTTATGTTTAATGAGAACATTATTACCATCGGTCACAACCTTGTCTTTGACCTTTCCTCTGTTGCTAAGTACTACGGTGGGCAGGTGCCTTCTGCTCCTTACTTTGACACCATGGCCGCTTCATTCCTTTACGACAGCCGTAACTTTGGCAAGTTAGGTCTAGATGACTGCGCCCTTAGGGAATTTGGCTACAAAATGGTGAAGGGCATTGGAGCGCAGGTTGAGAATTACGCCTTTGATGAGGTGGCTAAGTATTCGTACATAGATGCTAAGTACACGTTTTTACTCTGGCAAGTACTGGTTCCTAAGTTGGCTGAGTCTAAAGTAGAGCGGGTTATGGCTTTGGAGATGGACCTGCTACGGGTCTTNTGCCAGATGAAACTTGCTGGCGCCCACATTGACGAGAACCAGTTGAACCTTCTTAAGGAGCGGTTAGAGGCTGAGGTAGAGGTCATTCGTTCTGACATTTATCGGATTGCTGGCGAGGTCTTTAACATTAACTCCAACGCCGAGAAGCAAAGGATTCTTTATACCCCCGTCTCTGCTGGTGGCCGTGGCCTGAGAACCACCTTTATTACTGGCCGCGGTAAGAAGGTAACAGCCGATGAAAGAGACCACACAGACTATTCTGTATCTGCGGAGGCGCTAGAAGAGAACTCCGAAGACGAGTTAGTAAAGGCTCTTCTTGCCTACGCTGAAATCAATAAGTTGTTAAGCACTTATGTAATTCCTTATGTAGGTGGGGAGGTTATTAAGGTCACCTCTGGCAAGACAAAGACCGAGATTAAGGCGCCTAAGTTAATCAATGGAAAGGTCTACGGAGACTTTAAGCCCCTTGGTACCCTTACAGGGCGCTTCTCCTCTGCCAACCCTAACCTTCAGAACTTGCCGGCCCCAAATGACAAACTGCCACCTGACCGAGATTTTGGCACTTTGATTAGAAACATGTTCTGGGCGCCCGAGGGCTACAAGTTGGTGGTAGCCGACTACTCTCAGATTGAGCCTCGCATCATTGCCGCTATGTCCAAGGACCCCATTATGTTGGGCTATTACAAAGGTGGCGGTGGAGACATTTATACAGAGGTTGGCAACACTATGGGTATTGATAGAAAGGCAGGAAAGACCCTTGTACTTTCTATTGCTTATGGGGTTGGTCCTGAGAAGATTGCCGCAGACGTAGGGTGCACAAAGAAAGAGGCAGAGAAGTTACTTTCTGACTTCTCCGCACACTTCCCCTCGGTAGACATGTACAAGGCGCGGGTGATTGGTGCGGCAAGAAATGTCGGCTATGTATCTACAGTTTTACAGAGACGGCGTTACCTACCTGATTTAAAATCTAACTTTAGGGAGTTTAGGTCAAAGGCAGAACGCCAAGCATTTAATACTCGTATTCAAGGTTCAGCCGCAGACCTTATTAAACTTGCTATGATTAAGGCTTACGACTCCCTTCCGAAAGGGGCCCAAATTATTCTTACCGTGCATGATGAAATCGTTACCTTAACCCCTGACGCGGTAGTAGAAGAGACACGTGAGGCCATTCGTTCTGCGATGGAAGGCATTGACATAGTAGATGTGCCATTAACCGTTGACTTGTCTGTAGTCCAAAAGTGGGGTGAGGCTAAGTGATTAACCCCTTTAAGCGTAGGAAGGAAGAAGAGCACGAGATTGTTGCTCACGAAATTCCTTTTAGCACAATGGCGCGGTGGTTTATCTATGACGCTCACCTTGCAGAGGAAGTGCCTGACCTTGCCGTTAAAATTGGTCTTACACCTATTAGTGAAGAGGGTGAAGAGAAGGAGATACAGGACAGCGCTAGACGGTTAGAAGCAGTTGCTAACTTGTATCCTCTTATTGAATCTATCGCTGAGGTAGCCGCTCGTTCATTGACTGTTCTTAACCTTGAACTTGTAGCAGACCAAATAGCAGGTCTAGACGAAGAAGAGCAAGAAGAGCAACAAATTAAATTTCATTCAACATTTAAGGCTGTTGCGGCCGCTTCTATTTTGGGCGCTCTTACTATTGGTTTAGATTTAGGAATGATAGAGAGCAGCACAATGTCTTCACGGTTAGAGCAAATAGTAAAGGAAGAAGATTATGAGTAGTGCCGATTGGTTTGCTAATAAGTTAGGGGCACCACGACCTCAACAGACGCCTCCTCAATACGTAGCACCCCAGCCCGCTACCTATGTTCCTTCGCAATACAACTACCCACCCTCTCAACAGGTAACGCAACAAGCACCACGGTGCCCCGGTTGTGGAAGTGGAAATTATGGTAGTGTGCAAAATGCAACACCTCGTTGCTATGACTGTGGGTGGCCACTACAGCAGTCAGGTAGTGGGCTAGGTAAAGGAATTATTACTCCCGGAGCCTCCTCTGCTGGACCCGCATCACCAGCACGGCAAGTACCTACAGGAACATTTAATGGCTCGGTCCCTATGATTGGACCAGACGGAGGATTTAGACAGTGACCAACCTCAGCGGTGACCTCGCTAAAGTTTTTCTTAAGATTAATAAAAAGTACGGAACAGACACAATAGTTCTGGGTAGCGACATTACCCAGACTGGGGGCCGAATAACCTCTGGCTCCTTGACTTTAGATGTAGCCCTCGGCGGGGGTTGGCCAACTAACCAATGGCACGAATTAATTGGCGAATCTACGAACGGCAAGACGGCTATTGCCCTTAAGACTATTGCCGCTAATCAAAAGCGTGACCCAGAGTTCACAACTGTATGGGTAGCCGCTGAAGAATGGGTACCTAGTTATGCCGAGATGTGCGGGGTAGACTCTGCTAGAGTCTACGTTGTATCTACAAACATTATGGAGGAGGCCTATGAGGCGGTCATTGAGATTGTGGAAAGTAAGGCTATTGACTGCATTGTTATTGACTCGCTACCGGCTCTTGTTCCTAGCGCTGAAGATGACAAAGAGATGGAGGAAGCAACCGTTGGACGCGGAGCGCTCCTTACTAACAAGTTTTTTCGTAAAGTGGGAAAAGCATCGAAGCGCTCACTCGTCACCCCCGAACGACCCTTTATCGGATTAATCATTAATCAATGGCGTTCCAAGGTAGGAGTTATGTACGGAGACCCCCGCACTACGCCGGGTGGCTTAGGAAAGGATTACGCCTTCTTTACACGCCTTGAGGTTCGTCGTTCTAAGTGGCACGAGATTGGCTCAGGAGATAACAAAGAGAAGATTGGCCAAGAGATTAAAGTCAGAGTCTTTAAGAACAAGTCTTCCGCGCCCGGGTCGGTTGCCACGGTTGACTTC